TGTCTTGTTGTGTAGAAAGGTCACCATCGAATCTATGCGCCAGCTGCTCACCCAGTATTTCATGGGTGGACAACTGCAGCGTCATATTTCCAGATGGCTGTGTGCAAATACCCCTATCCTTTAGGTTCGTTTTAGGAACTGTCAAGAAATTAGCACATGCGTGAAAAGAATCATACTGGCCCCACCGCTCATAGCGAACTGCTTCAGCTACGGCTGTAAGGCGAGTTGTGAGTATACAGGCTTTGTATACTCCTGCCACATCTGGATGAGAGAACGTAATTGGTCCCTCAAACATTTTGCGGTACATGGAAAAGTCCGAAGCGTAAGGAGTAGTTTTCCGCAGATTTTCAGCGGTTTTGCTCCACGCGCCAGGACCAACATGCATCTTACTGGCTACAGCACTTAAATTCAGTACTGAGCCACTTGGACCATCGAGAATACCGGACAACAATGTCTGGACTTCACCGATAACTGTTTTAACAAAATCATTACAGTTACTGGGAAAACCAGAGCGATTGAAGTCACGGCACTTGTCATTATCCCTGAGAAACTCAAGAACAGCAACTTGTGCACGTTCGGCGGCGGTTGGAACTACTTCTTCAGTAGGTCCAATATAACGCTTCCGAAGTCCGGGTAGAAGTGATTGAATAGCAAAATAGCGAGAATAAGACATAACGGCCTTGCGGTTCGTTCTGTCACTCGTATAGCTAACCATCTCGTCCGGGAGAATTTCGGTATCTCGTAATTCGAGGTCATAAGACAACTCCTTTATTAAAGCATCAAAGAGCGATAGCTTTTGAGCACACATAATAATCACCTATAGGGTAAATTATAGACAAAAGAACAATTAGTAAATGGTTGCGAGATGTGAAGCAATAGTGTCAAATGAGGTTAACTAATCGACGTCTACGCTCCCCTCTATAACCATGTGTAAGATCAACAAAGTGACAATGATCCAAAAGCGGACCCTGTCTGCCTTGCGTCTCACACCTACCCCAACAAGCCAGTGGTGACAGTGTCACCCATACCGGCGGAATTGGTGTAGGTACCACCGAGATGCATTGACACCCCGGCTCGCACATTAGCAGCGTCGTACGTTTCAGTACCCGCCGCAATGTGAAAGATTGTCCTGAACTCGTTGATGAACCACTGATTTAGGGCCACCTGCGCCGCTTTACGAGTGATTACAAGATAATCATTGTAAGGGACGCGCGAGTATTGCCCTGTGACGCCATTCAAGAAAGCAGTTAAGATGGTCTTCAATATAGGAGGCCGTCTAACAGTTTGCGTGAAGGGGGCGTTCACAGAATGTGCTACGACTCCTGCTTGGGTACCACCAATTGCGGTGATTGCCCATTGCTTACTCCGTAAATCCGGCGCGTTGTCGGCCGTCACGGTGTAAGTAGGAGAAGTAAAGCCAGTTTGTGGACCACCAGTAATGGCCCCTGAAAGTAAATAACTCATAAATAATTGTCCAATTAAGGATTGATGGATCAGCCCTGGCGGCCTAACAACCGAGCATATTCATTCGCCCAATTTTCACTGAGCGTGTTTATGCGGTTCGGCTTTATAAGGTTACCAGTAGGAACAGCAG